AAAAATTCTATATTAACTGCGTTGTTTCTCATGCTCTTTACTTCTGAGTCTATGTCCTCTAATAAACCTGCGAGGTGCTCCACCAACATAAAAAGCTCCGCCTCTCCAGATGACTGACCAAGTTCTCCACGTGGATATTTAATTCTAAATTCTGTGTTGTGTTCTAAATCTTTTTGCATCAACTCTATTTTTGTTGAGTGTGCGTTTAATGTTTCATGTAAACCAAAATAAGCCCAGGTGCCAATTGCAACGAGCGCAATCAGAGAGGCAACCGTTTTCATAGGCATTTGCACGGCTGCCTGCTCTGAAATTTTTAATGGTTTACTCATTTTTTATTTTGCCAATCAAAAAGCCAAGAAACATACCATTTCCACATAGCTTTTATTTTTTCTTTAATTTTTTTAATCATTTTTCTTTTCCTCAATCTCGTAGAAGAAGTTGTCAGTGTCTTCTGTTCTCCACTTCCTAGTGTCTTCTACATTCCACTCTGAAGTTTGCACCTTCCAATCTGGAATTTCATCTTTAACTGTAAAAGATGGTATGTCCCATATTAGTCTGTTGTTAGGTTGAGCTGCATAATTACCGTTTTCTAAGGCAAGTATGTGTGCGCACTTATGTTCGTGCGGAATTTCTGAATGATCAGTATCTATTATATTACTCTCTGGGTGAGCAAAATCAACTGTAAAAAGATATGCGCCATAGTACCATTTTTTATCTTTGCCTATGTATTTACCGGATTGTCCGTCTAAAATATCATAGCTAGTAACAGCAGGATAATAACTAAAGCAATTCCAAAGTTCAAGTTCATCAAGTCTTTGATGTGGAACAGCTTTCGGTTCATAACCACGTTGAATAAAAGCCGAAATTGGCAGACGATAAAAGATTGCACCGTTTTCCATAATGGCATGAAACAAGATCGGACGACCTGTAATAGCGGTAATACCGAAGACAATACAATCTTCAACTTCTCCATGGTGTTTTTTAAGATCATATAAATATTCTCTTCTTATTTGAGCATAAGTTACTGGTATGTTTGCATTTAAATAAGCCATAATATATTCTCATTTTATTGAGCCCCAATTTTGACCTCTCTTATAATTAACTTTGTTTTTTATTTCAAGAGGTATAGCTGACTCCATTGAACTTTGAACTATATTAGCTTTATAATCATTTTCAACAGATAAACATAACTCATCATGAATTTGTATGTGAGGTATTATTCCTAATTGATAAAGATCTACCATTGCTTTTTTTGTCATATCAGCAGCAGATCCTTGTATTAATCTATTTAATGCCTTGTAAGTAAAAGCTGGTGTATAATAATTATGAAAATATTCCCACTCTTTGTCTGTTAAATCTCTGCCTTTACAATCTTTTGCTACTTTTCTATATTCTATTTCAAATTCCTTAAAAGCTTGTTCTTTTGTTAATAAATCCACTTCATCAAATTTACCTTTTTTAGGGTTCCATTTTCTGTTCGTTGTTTCGTATCTATCAAATCTACAAAACCTATCATGCAAAGTGTATAATAATTTATTTTCTTTTGAAAAATTTATTAATTCTTGTGATAACTGTTTAACAAAAGGAACTTTTTTGTGATAGTCAGAAAAAAGCTCTTTTGCTTTATCTTTATCTAAACCTAATTCCTTTTGTAATTTCATTTTACCCATGCCATAAAATAATCCAAGGTTTATAGTTTTAGCTTGAGTTCTAGATATTTTTGCCATGTCTGCTACGATTTGATGAAAATCAGCATCTTGTTTATTAAATTCTTCTTGAAGTTCTTCTGTCTTTGGTAAACCAATTTTAATAGCATAGTGCACAACAATCCTAGGTTCTTGTTGTGAATAATCAAAACTTGCCCACTTACAATTTTCTTCTGGTAAAAACATCTCTCTCATTTTTTTACCTATATAACCTCTTGCAGGAATTTGTTGTAAGTTTGGATTTGACATACTGAACCTACCAGTAACAGTGCCACCAGAATCAGATCTTATTTGATTAATGTCTGCGTGTATTCTTCCTTTATGCACATAATCTAATAACCCGTTAATAAACGTATTAACGGCTTTATCATACTCTCTTGCTTTTGCAATCATACGTAAACATTTATTGTCGTGTGTTTTTAAATAATCTTTTGGTAGTTGTGGCATTCCAGACTTTGGTGTTTTTTTGTAGTCTGTAATGTTTTGATTATTTAATAATTGTTTTATTGATGCAGCTGCCCAAATATCAACTTTAATAGTTGTTCTTTTTTCTATGGCTTTAATTATTTGAGTTATTCTTTTTTGTAAATGCTTGCCAAAATTAGTAGCTTTTTGGACATCAATTTTAACGCCTTTAAATTTCATGTCAACCAAACAAGGAAATAATTTTGTTTCTAATTCAAATATTTTTCTACAAGTTTTTTCATCGTTAGTTTCTGGATTAGTGTATAATACTTCGTCCAATTTTTTATTAAAAAGATTCCATAACTTTAAAGTTAGGTCAACGTCTTGTTTTGCATACTCTTTTACAACAGAAGAAGGAAGTTTGTGCATGTTAGACATAGGATCCTTCACCATTCCTCCGGACCATTCTAAAGTTTTTTGTTGTAAGTCATATTTATATTTTGAATCTTGTAAATATTTTTTAGAAAGAGAATCTAAAGAATATCTCATTTCATTTTCATTTAAGACAGAAGCGGCAATCATAGTGTCTACTAATCGACCTTTTAACATTTTTCCTGTAACTGCTCTAATCCAACAAACATCATACATAGCATTATGAAACACTTTTGTAATTTTTTCGTTTTGAAACAACTTATCATTAAGAACATTCCAAAATTTATTTGTGTCTAATGAATCTTTATCTATATCTGTATGATTTAATGGAAAGTAAACAGTATCCTTACCCGTAGCAATTGCTACACCACATATAAAACCGTCACCTCTTACAGCACCCAACCCTTTAGTTTTTAAGTTAGGATCATAAGTTTCTAAGTCAATAGCAACAGTATCAACATTTTGTAAATCTAAATCTTCTGGAGTATTACACATTATTTTATTCCCCATGTATTCTTTTTCTCTTTCGGTAAATTTTCCTTCTTCTTAGGTTTTTCTTTGTAATCTCTTTCAATTATCATTTCTATAAAATGTATTGCTTTCATTAAATCTTCCTTTCCATTTTTATCTTGATGCCTTATTATATATTTTATAGCGCATCCCTCTGGATATAGCAACTTGTTCTCCACTACAAATTTACTGGGCTGTATGACATACTTTTGATAGTGAGACCCTCCGTGTTGTTTATCCCAAACATTTTTACTTTTATGTTCTGTCATATACTTCTCTTTCCTGTCTCATAATAAAATTGTGAAAATCCTCTTCACTAAATCCTTTATTAAAGATTTCTTTTTTATTTGCTTCGATTCCACCTAAAGACATATTAGTTCGTGATAAAATGGTCCAACAATCATATTCACCCCTACTATAAGCTACATAACCTAACCTACGGCCTTCATAAAAATCTTCTCTTCTCGTCACAGTAAGATCAACAACAATGTTGTTTCGTGTTAAACCTTTTACTTGATGTATATTTCCATACTCAACTCTTGGCATTTTTTCCACATTAAAATTTTTTAATAAAAGGAATTTTAGGTAAAATTTTTGTGTCGGTTACAACTTCACTAAAATTTTTGTATTGTAAAACATTAGGTTTTAACAAATTTAAATCTATTATTTCTTGAACATTATAATCTTTATTTATAAGAGATTCTAAATTTTTAACTTCTCCCATTTTATTTACTTTAACACCATTCTGTCCTCTAACCCCAATTAAAGGCCAATACTCTTTAATTTGTTGTAAAGAAACTTTATCACTTAAAAACTTATTCCAAGTATTAAAACATCTAAAAACTTTTCTGCTTATATGAGGATCACTACCTACGTGACTAAAATCTATTCCATGTTTATAAAAAAATGTTTTAATAACATCGTCAGATGGCACACCTCTATATACAAATAAAAAAGTTTCTAACGTGTTTTTTATTTTTTGTAAAAGTTTAAAACTACCTGGACAAGGTTTATCAATTCTAGAAATAAAATTATGTTCTCCAATTTTACCACCTGCAGGTAACCACGTTCTTGTGTAACCCCATTTTTTCCAAACAGGAGCTATTATATTTTTACAAATTGTATTTATTGTTTCACAACATCTAAGTCCTGCTTTTAATTCATTGTCTTTATGTTTAAGAGCTAACATATGAAAGTACTCTGGATCTGCACCTGCATATTGATATAATGTTTGATCTGCATCTCCAATAAAACGATATCCTTCAGGATCTGTTATATTAGTGGCTAATTTATGTAATGCTTTTATTTGTGGTCTACTACAGTCTTGTGCTTCATCCACCATTAAAACTTGAATGTCCTCCGGTTCTTTTCCATAAAATAAAAAATTATCAATCATATCTTCAAATGATAATCTTTCTTGACCAGGTGTTTTTCTAAACTTATCGTATTCCTCTTTTAAATTTTTAAGCATTTTTACACTGTATGGCTCAAAAGATTTTGGATCGCAAACTTTTGCATATTGTTCAGAAGTCATTTCTCTTCCGTGCGCCTGTGAACAAAATTGATATAATGGATGTTTATCCCATTTCTTTTTCCATTTTTTCATTATAGGAAATTTACTTGCAAACTTACTGTGATCTTCTTTTTCCCATTTACTCATTTTAACATACATAGATCTACAATAACTATGTATTGTGCATATTTGATCTTCTAAATCTTCTATCGTAACACCTTGTAATTGAGGCAAAGTTTTTACAGCTTTTATAATCTCCATAGCTGCAACGTTAGTATGAGATAATACAACAATCTCATTCCATTTATATTTTTTTACAAATTCTTTATATCGTTTTCGTAACTCAATAAAAGTTTTTCCGGTTCCTGGAGGACCAGATGTAAATATAGGCTCATTCATTTTTTTCTCCTGTTATTTCAACGTAATCCCCCTCTAATAAGAGCGATCTATTTTCTACTTTTTGGTCTTCTATTCTCCAAGAAACACACGATTTTTCTTTGTGTTTACCGTGATATTTCTTTGCTTTTAAAACACGTTGTACTTTTAAAACTAAGTCTACTCTAGGCAAATTTATCTTATTTTTTTGCAAATCATCTTCAAAATGATCTAGGTTAAACTCAAGAGAATAATTTCTACTATTAAAATAAGGTAATTTATAAATTGCTAAATTATCTTTATCTTCATAAATACCTTCTTTATTTAAATAGTTTGTAAAATATTTTCTAAATTTATAATCTTCATCTGCCTCTGCAACATAATTATTAGATCTAGTTCTACTTAAATATTTCTGTCTCATAATTGTTTCAAAATCTTTTGGTTTCATTTTTGGAACCCAAAGAGAGGCTTGTCTTATTATTTCATCGTAAAACATTTGTTGTTTTGTAAGCGTTGGCCCATCAACTATTATTTCTTTCTCAACTATCTCACCATCAACTAAAGTATTTACCTTAACTATGTATCTATCACTTCCATATTCAATTATGTCACCTATGGATTCTTGTGCAATTTCTTTGCCTGCAGCATATTTTATACCTATCCAACTAAATAATTCTGCAACACCTCTTGGTGAACAACCAATAATTTCTGCTAGTTTAGGTAGTCCTAAATTTTTATTAGCTTTTTCTCCACTAGAACCTTTTGATCTTCTTTTTAAAGCCTCATCATCATTTGCAGCAATCGCTATATTATAAACAAACTCATCTATTTCATTTACATCCCATTGTGCATGTTTTAATAAAACACCTGCTATCGCAGTACAATATGCGTCTCTCTGGCCCTGTGGTGCGTATAAAATACAAAGTGCGGTAGAGAGTGCAACTTTGCCTACATCTGCTCTTAAATCACCTGTATACTCGTTTAAACCAGCATATTTCTCCCATTTAACATATTCGTTTGCTTTACTATGTTTAGATCCTGGCACTATTGTATATTTATCATGTCCATGTCGTAATTCGCATAACATTGCACCGTGAGGTAAATTTTCAAATGTATGTTTTAATTCTGACGGTAGTTTAAATTGTGTAAATTCTATTTCATCTTTCCACCAATAATGACTTGATGGATTCCCCTCTCTCCCTGAAATTGCACTACATTCTTTTATGTAATGACCTATAAATCTTTGTGCTAATTGATTATCAATATCTAAATCAACGTCTCTATCTAATCTTAACGCTATTTCACAGTGGGGATAATTCTTTTTCCATTCTTCTTTCGTTACTTTAAAACTTGGATCTGACCAACCTTTGATTATAGGTCTACCCTTTAAACAGGGTATAATGATCCTACCTAGATTAATCCAATCTTCATAAGTAACCGGTCCAGAATAATTTTTCTCAATCATAACAAATTTAAGGTGGGCGGGTCCACTCTCGCTTTACCGCCCACTCCCGCAGGAACTATTAAAGATTTAAAGTTCTCTTTGTTTCTTCTTGAGTTTCTGGTTTAGCTTGTACCTCACCTTTACCTACACGTTCAGCAAAAGTTTTTGCAATGTCATAAACACCTTTGTCTGACACTGGTCCAACTTTACTTACGTCCCATCCAAACCATGTGCCTTTATCATTTGACATCTGCACAGTTTTTAGATTGTAAATGTGGCTATAAGTTGGCGGGGTAAACATACCATTTTTACCTTGCATTTTAATACCCAACATCATTGAGTTCCATTTTCTACTCACTTTTAATTGAGTAGCTTTCATAGAAATCAAAGCTGTTGTAGGACTATCTCCAAGAAGAATCACAAAATGATTTGCTGTGTTCTCTAAATAGTTACCATTAGGTAATCTATCCTTGAAAGATTTATCTCTTGTAGTTTGGCTAATTATATCACTATCTGCCTCGTGAATTGCAACAGGTGCACCAGTGCTGGTACCTCTATCTTGCCACTCTACATACTGTCTTTTATAAAAAACTGGTAAGACATTTATTGAGTCATACAGTTCATTAGAAACAGTATTTATTATTTTGCCAGGCTCTGCGCCTTCAACATATTTACCATCTCTCTTATTAACTTCTGGAGATAGTTGTCCCAAAACTTTTAAGAACGGTAACGCAAGATCCTCCTGCGATATGTTTTGAGCTCCTTTATTTGCATCAGCTTCAAATAAATTTGTTGCTAACGCTCCTTCTTTTTTTGTTGCTACTTGGTTCATGTTTATTTGCTCCTTTTTATTGTAGTCTTATTTTCAGAGAACACTCCGAAAATTTCCGTTGGCATTTCTTTACCTGCCTCTATACGCTCACGGACTAACGCTTTTAGAG